GTGCGCATGTTGCGGTAGGCGACCATCAGGCACCCACCCGTCGCCGGAGCAGTACGGCGCGCTTGGGGTCGAGGGTCTTGACGCCCATGAGGCAGTCGATGCTCACGATGTCCTGTTTCTTGGACATGTCGTAGCCGTAGATCACCCGCAGACCGAGCCCCTTGTACGTCACGACCGCGCCCTGTCCGGCGCCGATTCCCCGCGGGAGCGGCAACGTTCGGGTGACCAGGGCGAACGCTTCGCGTCGGAACGCGAGAGAGACGGCGTCTTTGATGTTCTGGGTCATGTAGTTGTCGAAACCCCTTTTGCGGCCGATGCTCGCCTCGCGCAACGCCGTTCCGTCGTCGCCGACCTGATCGGCCTGCACGAACAGCGGGTCCTTTTGGAACAGAGCGGTGAGCGTTGTGTCGGCAACCGCGCGCCGCATGGCGGTCGGCACGTTGGCGTCGTTGAGCACCTTGCCCGCGTCGACCAGCACGTCAGATGGATTGACCGCGGTCGGGTTGTACTCGGCAGCCTGCGTGACGTCTGCGCGCAGCGAGAGCACGAGCCGGTCGGTGTACTGGCTGATTGCCTCCATCGCGGGGGTGAGGAACTGCTCGGAAAAGTCGGTGATCCGCATCGACCAGTCCTCGGAGGTGACTGCGAACGACACGTCGGGGATCTTGTTCAGGGTGAGCGAGGTCGAGCCCTCGGTCGCATCCTGAAGAACGATGCCGGTCTGCCGGTTGAACTCGTTCACGGTGAAGACGGCGGGCTTGCGGATGGTGATCGTGTCGCCGCTGTTGCCGGTGAAGTCGCCTTCGTAGTCGCGGTGGACGAGTCCGGCCATGACGGTCTGTTCGTAGAGCGTCGCGATTGCCTCGCGGGCGATCACGTCGACGGTCAAAAGCTGGTTGGGCATGATCAGTTACCCCTCTTTCGGGTGCGTTTGATGTAGTCCTCGACCGACAGCGAGCCGAGGTCGTCGGAACCGGACGGCGAGCCGCCGGTGATCTGTCCGCCGCTGCGTGGCGCCGCGGCGGGTGCGGCGGCGAGTCGGGGGTTTGCCTGGAGCGCCGCGGTGATCGCGCCGGCGACCTTGTCGGCGAATCCGTCGGCCGCGGGGTCCAGGTCGGCGACGCGCTTGCGGAAGCTCGCCGAGTCGAGCAGCGCGTCGGGGTCGGCGCCCGCTGTGGGCGCGGCCCGGTACACGGCGAGGTCGACCGCGCGCTCGCGCGCTTCCCGTTGTGCGGTGGTGAGCTGCTCGGTGACCTGCTCGACCGTTGGCGTCTCGTCGGCGCCGCCGAGCCCGAGCGCGGCGGCGATCTTGTCGACGATGCCCTGCTGCGCGCCCTCAGCCTTCGTGCGCCAGTCGGCCAGCTCGGCACGCAGCGCCTCGACCTCCGAGCCGGCGCCGGACACGTCCGGCCCGGTGCCGGCATCGGTGTTCGTGCCGCTGGTCGAACCGGTGTCGGCACCGGTCGGCTCGGCGGGCGCCGGTGTCGGGGCTGGTGCCGGAGCTGGTGGGGTGCTCGCGGCCGGTGGTGTGCCGGTGTCGCCGGTAGCGGGTGTGCCCGGCACGGGTGCAGACATGGATGACCTCCAGGTGTGGGGTGGGCGACAGAATGTTTGTCCGTGTTGTGGACAAAGTTGAACTGGTCGCGGTAACGTTGTCCGCAACACGGACAAAGTGAGGGGTTCGAGATGAACGAGCTGTTCGACACGACCGACCTGCGGCAGGCCGCAGCGCTGCGCCGGCACATCGCCGAGGCGGGCGCGGGTCAGGGTGACCTGTTCGCCGAGCCCACCGCGCCGGTTGCACCGGTCGCGGTGGCGTCGTTCGCGTGGCCGGCGCCGGTCGGTGCGTTGTGGACGCGCGAGGATGTCGCGGGCATGCCGGTGCTGGCATGACGCCGGAACCGGTCCGCTACCTGGGGGTGCCGGGCCTCGCGCAGCGGCTCGGCGTCACCCGCGACACGATTTACAAATGGCGCGCCCGCTATCCGGCGGACGCGCCACAGGCGTTTCCGGTGCCCGATGCCGAGGTCGACGACGCGCCTGCCTGGCTGCCGGAACGGCTCGACGAGATCATGCAGTGGCGGGCGAACCTACCGGGGCGGGGCGCTGGCGGCGGCCGGCGACCACGTCAGGCCGAGTTGTCTTGAGACAGCAGTTCAGACGGCAGGGCGAGCCCGCGCTCGGCGGCGTAGGCGGCGAGCCCGGCGCCATGCGCGGTGAGCCACACCCGCGCAAGAATGAGCGCGGGTCTGGCTGCCTGCTTCGCGGCGGCCTTCTCGGCCGCGGTACGCCGATCTCGCCAGACCGGTATGTGCTCGGCCGCGTACGGGTTCGGTCGAGACGGAACGAGTGCGTAGCCGGCGGCGTATCCCTCCGCGCGTGCCGCGCGCACTTGCTCGGCGGTCACTGAAGCCACGTCTCACCACCCGTACGAAACCGTTGCTGGTTCGAGCCACTCAGCAACTCGGCCCGGAACTGATCAAAGGTGAGCCTACCGTTGTCGTCCCACCATTGCTTGAGTTCATCGGATGCCCACCGACGCGCGTAGGTCTCGTTCTGCCGCCACAACTGGCGCGGGTCCATCCCCTTGCGTTGCCCTTCCGCAGTGAGCAAATAGCCGTTGGTCGCGTCCTCGGCGGCGGTGTACTGCTCATCGAGCGCCCGCGCGTACGCGGCACGCGCCAACTCGTCGAACCCACGACCGGTGAAGCCCTCGGCGCGCAGCGCTGCGATTGCCTCGTCGCGGCGCATCCTCTCGATGTCGACGTCGAACACCTCGGCGTATGCCTGTTCGTAGTCCCACCCCTCAGCGGCCAACCGCTCGACCTCGGCCCACTTCTCGGCATCCGGGTCCTCGTCGGCTCCATCCGCCTCGTCTTGGCGGCGGTCCATCTCGGCGAGCACCAGGTCGAGCCGTGTCTCGTCGTCGGCGACCTGGTCGAGCCGTTCGGTGAGCTGGTCGTCGGACAGCTCGCGCAACTCGGCGGCGTACCGGTCGCGCTCGGCCTTCTCCGCGGCAAGCCGTTCCTGTTCGCGCCGGCGAGCCTGTTCGGCGGTGACGGCGTCGAGCCGGTTCTGCTCGGCGGTGCCTTCGGCGACTTGGTTGGCGAGCGCGTCGCGGCGGCGCTGGGCGGCTTGGATGTCGCCGTGGCCGAGGTTGAGCTGCTCGCGGTAGCGCTTGCGGTTGAGCCCTGTTGCCTTGACGTGGTCGCGGATCTCGGCCTGTAGATCACGGATCGTGCGGCGAGCCCTGTCGGCGTCGGCGGGAGTGAGCGCGCCGGCCTCCTTGCGTTTCTCCTTGCGCACCTGGCGTTCGAGGTGGCGCAGGTGCTCGCGCTCGTCCTCGGCGCCCTGGTCGTGCTTGACCGGCTCAGCACGAGTCACGCCGGGGATGAACGGCAGGAACGTGTGCCGACAGTTCGGGTGCATGAGCCCGGCGGCGCGGGCCTCGTCGACGGTGCCGGCGACCTCGACGAGCATCGGCTCGCCGGTCAGTTCGTTCTCGACGCGCCGTTCGCCGGCCGAGCCGCTACGGGCGAGGATGCGGCCTTGCCAGACCGCGCACAACGTGCACCCGTCGGTGGTGCGGGAGACGGTGACCAGGTCGACGCCGAGCGCGTCGAGGCGGGCGAGATGGCCCTCATTCCACGCGCGGGCGGTCGCCGTGCGGGTGGCCATCTCGACGTAGCTCGCCAGATTCCACCCACGGCCGGACCGGTCGACGAATCCGGTAACCCCTTGCGAGACAAGCCGATCCCACGCGGAACGCTGCGCCGAGCGGGTCGTCGCGGTGCCGAGCAACTGCGCCGGTGCCGCTGCGGCTACCGCGACTTGGTAGGCGTCCTGTCCCCACCGCAGAACGCGCAGGTACAGCGCATCGAGCCGGCTGGTCAGGTCTGCGGCGAGCAGGGCGGCGGCGTCCATGCCGGGGATCACGTCCCGCAGGGCGGCGAGCTGGTCGTGGTCGAGCGCGCCGGCGTCGTAGAGCTGGGCGAGCGCGGCGGCGCTGCCGGCCTGCCACGCGGCGAGCACGCCGTCGGCGGCAGCCGTACCGGCGTCGGCGCGGAGTTGGATGATCATGCGCTCGACGGCGAGCCGTACCTCACGCACGGCGGCGGCCTTCTCTGCGGCCCACGCTGGCACCTCTGCCTCTCGCAGGGCTCGGCGGGCGAGGTCGGCGAGCAGCCGCGCCTCGGCCTCGGTGAATACGGCGAGGATGTCGCGGGCGAGTTGCTCGACGACCTCGGCCGGCTCACTGCCCGGTGGTGGCTCCCACGGCATCGTGCTCGCCTCCGCCCTGGTCGAACCCGCGGAAGGTGGCCGGGTCCGACACGGCGCGGCCGGTCTCGGCGAGGATGCGCGCGACCTCGGCGTCGACCTGGTCGTCGTCCCACTCCGGGTGCACCAGGCGCACCCGCACGTCGGTCGAGGCAGCCTCGGCGGCGAGCAGGGTTTGCGCGGTGCGGGCAAGTTCGGCCGGGTCCGGTTGGGCCTGGTCGCCGAAGTCGACGACCGGGGTTTCGTTGAGCCCGATTCCGGTGCCGCCGAAGATGTGTCGGTCGACGTCGAGCAGTGCGCCGGCGAGCGGGCCGAGCGCTGCCTGCCAATAGCGACTCTTCTTGTCGCGGGTGGTCTCGGACATCTCGCGGCGGTCGGTGACCTCGGTCGCGGTGACGCCGGTCGCCCCGTTGACCTCACCGAAGCTCGACGGCGAATAGCCAGCGGCGCGCAGGACGTCGAGGGTGATCTGCTCGACGGTCTCGCGGTGCTCGCGCACCCGGATCGCGAACTGACTTGGGGTGATTGGCGGCGAGCCGTCACCGCGGCCGGTGAGCATGTTCAACTCGGTGAAAATCTCCTGATCGTCGTCGAACACCGCGCCCTGTCCGGGACCGCCGACCGGTTGCAGGTAGCCGGTGGGCACGAGTAGTCGCGCCTTGGCTAGCCGCACGTCGCGCATCCATGACGAGTACGTCTCGTCGAGCGCGTCGAGCAGCGGCTCGACCCCGTCGAAATCACTGCGCCCCAACGGTTTGAGCGCCGGTATCGACCGCCACTCGCGCGAGGGTCGGATGTTGGGGATGTAACCGGCGGTGAGCCGGCGGGTGCCGGTCTCGATCCCGCCGTCGGCGTCGACCAGCTCGGCGGCCCATGCGGTCGCCGGGTGCTCGGTGAGCGGGATCGGGCGGCCGAGTTCGTCGTCGCTGCCCTGGTGCAAGGTGTGCACGATGCGGCCGGGCTCGTGCCGTTCGAGGTGGCGCAACACGGACGAGCCGTCGGTGTGCTCGACGGTCTGCCAGAACGTCACGGCGGCCAGCTCGCGCCAGCGCCATTCCGGCACCGCGGCGTCTGCGTCGACGGCGTCGAGCATCGCGTGCCGGGTTACGTCGGCAT